CCAATATCAGAATTCAGGTGACATTGTTCAATAATTATTTTCGCAATCTCTGTGATCTCATAAGCAGAAAGTTTATCTTTAGCAGCCAAATCAATCTCTTTTACAATCATCATGTATTTAGCAATTCCAGGAACTTGCATCTTTGTAGCTTCTATTTCAATCCATTGGTCTCTGTCGGATCTTTCTCTCTCCCTCAATAATTGAGAATTACGACCAACATTCAAAATAAGAAGAACCAAAAGAATAGAAGACATAGATCTCCAAAAAATCAAAAGTGATTTCTTATCCATTTATTCCTCCTTTATTTTTCGTTCTACCCATCCTAAATTAAATAAATATTCTATTGTATCTTTCCAATTTTTAAAATGAAAACCTCTATCATCAATATAAATATCAGCTATAGGTTTATATAATGAAATTCTATCAAATGGTATATCAAATTCAATAAGTTTCTGTCTGATAACTCTTTCAATATCTTCCATAGAATATGACATATTACATTCTTCTTCAGGATTCATCCTACATGTAAACACAACTATTTCAAATCCAGATTCCTTCAATATTTTTAATGATTCAATAACATATTTCATTGGTTTACCATCCAGCACAACAGGAGAATATTCCAAAAAATACGAATTGGTTTCAAAAATAGTATCATCAAGATCAACAGCTACAATTCTATGACTTAGGTTTCTCATTCTCAACTCCCTACCAAAATAAATTCAATACTACACCATTCAGGTTTGGACTCTGGAATATAAAAAACTTCATGTGGTATTGGTTTCCTATCATAAAGAGAACAAATATTACGAACAAATTCTCTCTCACAAAATGGACAATCACGACAACAAATTATTTTGACTTCTTTTATAATTCTAACACTATTATCTTTTCTTTTGTTTCTTACTTCCTTTTTTACATCCTCAATCATCTGCTAACGTTCTCTCCATCTTCTGTCAAAATCAGACATTTTTCTTTCCTTTTCTAAACATCTTTCTTTTCCTCGGAGTTATTTCTATAATTCTTTTCCCACCAAACATACTAACCTCAACAGCATTAGGATTTTTATCAGAATTCCTACGTTTACGATCACGTTCAAGACGTTTTTTGTTATCTTTTAAATTCTTTTGTCGTTTTCTACGTTTCTTACGTAACTCATCTTCTTTTTTTTGTTTTTCTTTCTTAACATCAGTATCCTTATTCTCATTACGTTTTGCCCACATATAATTCTGAAGTTTGCGAAGATTTTCTTTCTGTTGTCTACGAGTCGTCATCCGTCAATTCTCCTTTCTTTATTAAACTCTTAATAAATCTACGATTAGAGAATTTATAGACTTCCCAATCTATCCAATTTATAAAATCTTTAAGTAAGATAAAAACCAACCTATTACGATATAAAACTTGTTCCTCAGCAGTAAGTCCAAGCCGACACAAAAAATAATATTTAGTTTCTGGTTCCCCAAACATTTCCTTTAATTTTGAAAAATCAGTAGATTGCAACAAAGCCACACTTTTCTGTCTAAACAATCTAAAAGCCACTAAAGGAATTTTATTAAATCGAGCAGAATCTACATAAGCCTGCTGCATCCAAGAAAAAATAACAGATTCTTGGCTATATAACCCAGAAAAGAAATGTTTAACATTTTCCTCCTTCCAATTTTTACATTCAATAGAAAATGGAAATGTTTTATCAATATATACATTACTTTCTACCCCATATTTTAAAGCAACTAAATCCCCACAAACCATATCTTTTCCAAACCCACCAGACTGTGTAAAAGCACTCGTTCTACGAAATTCACCATCACCTACTGGATAATAGACTTCTGTAAAAGCCTTAGCTATAGACCGTTCAAAGGCTTTCCAATCTTTACTCATTTTATCTTAAATGACCTGGAATTTCACCACTACCAGAATTATCAGTAGAATCTTCATCAATTTTAATTTTAGGCAATGGCTCAATATACAAAACATTACTTAATGGTATATTTGAAAACAACCCATTACCTAAATTTAGTTCCAAATACCAAACTTTAGTTCCAATAACTGTAAATTGAGTACCAAATTCAAACATTTTATATGAAACAACATCAACAAAATTCCGTCCATCAGATAATGAAGCCTTAAACCAAATACGTAAATTTTTCATTAATACTGTACCTCCAAACTAGATATACCATTTTTATTTTTTATCAAGATAACATTTTTGAAATAATCAGCTAATTCTTGAATATGACTAATAACAAAAATAGATTTATCTTTAGATTCTTCTTCAAGAAGATTAATAACCCTTTCAATTCCTATTCTATCCAAAGAATCAAAAACTTCATCAAAGATAATCAAATTACTTGAATTAATATTCCTTGAAAAAATCAAATTTTGAAGAGCAAGCAAAATAGAAACATCAATTCTTCGTTTTTCCCCAGATGAACAATTTTTATAATCAACTTGATCTCCATTTATAATCAACCGTATATCAAATTTATCTCTTTTTTCGCCACTTTTCAATGTAGTCTCAGTATCAAACTCAACTGAAATTGAATTATCCATCAATGCCGAAGCATAATAAGAAACTTTATTATTCAACATTGGAACAATTTCATCTAAAAGAAGAGACTTAATTCCTTGATTTCCAAATCCATCTTTCCAAAATTTCAAATACTGCAACTCATCTTTTTTATTTTCTATAATTTCATTAAATTTTTCTATTTCATTAATATTTTCTTTTAATTTTCTATTCTCAATATCAATTTGTTCATTAACATACTCAACCTTTTCATCATAACTCGTTTTAACTTGCTCAATCTCAAATTTAAATGACTTAATTTCTGATTCAAGCTCAAAAATCTTTGTCTTATTCTCCATAATTGAGTCTCTTAAATCTGAAAGAGTTTTTTCCAATTCCATTTTAGACTTAACAGTAGCAGAAATTTTTTCTTCCCAAACATTATTTTTTTGTTCAAATATGTCTTCTAATTTACTCAATTTTTCAACATATTGTGTATATACACTTTCTTTTTTTTCTTTTTCATTTTTAAAATGATTTCTAACATCTGCAACACTTTCCTCATTAAATTCATGTCCACATGTTGGACAACGAGTTCCAAATTTAAAAGAATCTAATTTACTAATTGAAGAATCAAGATTATTCAATTCTATAAGCAAAACATTAATTTCAGCCTTTAATCCTTCTATTTCATTTTTTGGATCAGAAAGATTTTCCTTTTTCTCATTTTCAAGTTTATTCATATACTGCATCAGTTTTTGATCATCTGATTCTAATTCTTCTTTTATTTTTAAATTTGCATTATAAACTTCTTTTAATTTATCTAATTTCTCAGTATTCTCTTGAATTTTTTTTGTGTTATACTCTAACTCGGATCCAATCTTTTGATAATCATTCTCTAATTTAACAAGATCCTCTTCATACTGTGCAATTTTTGATGTATTCTCTTCAATCAATTTATTATAAGTAATAATCATTTGCTCTGTAGCAGATACCTCATTTTCCACTACTCTAATATCTTCTTTAACTTTACTTAAAGCATCTAAATATTGATGAAACATAAGAATCTCATCAAAAATCTGTTTTTTCTCTGAATCAACTGCTTCAGAAAATCGTCTTGCTCTTTCTCCAAAAAGAGTTGCTACAGAAAATACAAGCCAGTTCATCCCCAATATTTTTTCTATCTCTTCTTGAGTTTTTAAAACAGTCGACTGAGTTAAATTTTGGTTATCCTGAAAAAGAAACAAACTATTACCATTTTCATTATGCTTCCTAAAACGAGCAATTGTATAAATTTTTCCATAATCATCTTCAAATTCAATCATTGATGAACAGTCTTTTCCAACAGTCCAATTAACAACTTCATCCTTTCCTATATTCCGTATTGTATTTCCAAATAATGTCCATGCCAGAATTTCTACAAATGCACTTTTACCAGATCCATTAGAATTTGAAATCTTTGAATCATATTTCTCTCCACCTATAAAATATAGTCCAGTTTCTGGAAATGAATAATTTAGAGAATGAAATGAAAGAAAATTTTCAGCTTTAATTGATAAAAATTTCATTTTTGTTTCCTATGCCAATCTATCTTCTACTTTTTTGATTTCCCTATATGCCTCCCTTTGCGTTCCCATAATTGCTGAATATAAATGTCGCTTCTCATAATCAGTCAAACACTTAGTATCCTCAAATATTCGTTTTTTATACCAAAGCTTCATCCAAACCAAAACACGTCTTTTCAAATCATTTGACAAATCAGAAATAAGTAAATTATTAATATCCTGACGATGACAACTAAAAATACTGCCAATACATCTTCGTTTTTTATTGTTATCACCAATAATTTCCCATAGATTCTTCATAGACTTTTGATTTCCCCAAGAACCATTATATTTTCTCACTATATCTCCAATCTAATCTTTCAATTTTACAACATTATATCCTATCAACAAATGATTAACTGCTCTTATCATATCAGAAAAATCAGAAAACAATACTTCAATATCATCACCATTATATTGTTTCAAATTAATACAATAATTTGTCTATGCATCTGAAGGATAATATCTAGTATATATTTCTATCTTATCTTCATATTTACCATTAAGTGGATTTATTAAAATACTCATTATAAATACCCCCTTCCTATTTCGATTAATTTTTGTCTATCAAATCCTTCTGAAATTTTTAAATCAACATACTTTGCTATTAAATCTTCATTCTTATCAGAAAAAGAAATTTTACTTCTTGCCTTTCGATCAGACTCTTTATTAAAAATAACTCGTTTCCATTTAATTCTCTGACATATCTTAGGTAACTTATTTCCAGAAACATTTATCCTATAAAAATCCCTTTCTGGATTTCCAGGAAGTTCTTTTCCTTCATCATCAATAGATACCTTGATATCCCAGAAACTAGGAGAAAAATTATTCTGATAATAATCCATCTCATTAGTTTCATCATCATAAACTATCCATCCTCTATTCTTCCCAAAATCGGAAAAGTTATGTTGCAATGGTGCCCCAACACTTATTACATTCTCCTTATATCTATCATGATTATGGTTATGACCAATAAATGACATTTTAAATTTCTTACTAAGAATATCTGCATCCAACCCTCTTGTAACTTCAAAAGCACCATAATGAGCACCAATAACATCCTGATGACCAAAAAATACTGATTTTTCTGTTGTCTCTAGACTTTTGATTCTATTATTTAAATCATCAATTCTCCTTGTATATGGCTCGAAATAAAAATCAAGAATCCAAGTCGGTTTAGTAATAACTTTTATATTATGCCAAACTTCCCTCATAACAGAATCACGAAATAATTCCAACAATATCGGTTCAGAACTCCACATCCGATAGTCATGATTTCCTGGAACAAAAATCGAATGTCTTTCACGACAAAGTTGTTCTAAAAATTCTATTGTTAATTTAATTACTTGGCTATCAATATTATTTTTTAGATGATAAAGATCCCCTACAAATATAATATTAAGTATTTCTTCTCTTTTACAAAAAGCATCAAGTTCTTCTAAGACAATAACACAATCATCCAAACGACTGTTTATTCCATCATCTTTTGTTTCAGAAAACTCCCTATAATTATGTGAATGAATATCAGAAAAAATAAGATATTTCATTTTTTTGTTCTTCCTTGACAATAAAACATTCCTTTTTCTGGGGAGTAATTTTCCCAATAAAGGTGAATCCATTTATAAGGAATATAATGTGATACTTCTACTGAATCTCCAACACGATGTCCATTATCAGAAACAATTAAGAATTTTGGGTTATCAATTCGTACTTCATCACCCCCACTAAAAACATATACACGATATTTTTCCATACTAATATCGATTTCTTTATAATAAGGAAATAAAGAATGTTTAGTTTGTTTCATTTGTCTTCCTCCATAATTTTTCAAAAGGATCTATAAAAGATATAAAATCATTTAAATAACGATTAAAACCACAAACTTCTAAAAATTCATGTGCAACACTATGAAGCATTTCTGTAGTTGGCAAAGTTTTTTTCCACATTCCATTTTTCATCTCATCTTCACTCACTTCTCTAAATTTTATTAAATCCACCATCTTTGTAAATTCATCCTTTTGATCTAAAAATTGAGAAAGAAGTTTTAAATCTTTTTCTTTTACAATTACTTCTTCATCTGGCATTTGCATGATTTCTATCAATCTTCTAGCTTTCTTTTCCCCAATTCTTGCAACACCTGGAAGATTGTCACTCCTATCACCAACTAAAGCTTTATATGTTACAAAATATTTAATAGGAAAACCTAAATACTCCTCAATATTTTTTTTCGTCCAAATCTTGCCTTTCATTGGGGAATATACTATTAAATTATTTTTAACTGTAAAAAGCTGGTACATATCTCCATCTGTTGAAACAACTATTGATTCATCTATTTTATTAGAATTTTTTATTAGAGTAAAAATTAAATCGTCAGCCTCTCTTCCCTTACATCTATATTGAGTAATTCCAAAAAGTTCAAAACCTAAACGAATAATATCTGCTTGGGCAAACAAAATCTTCTTCTGTTTTTTCTCCACAGCTGTCTCTTTATCTTTTTTTACTTTATATTCAGAAAATTTGTCTGTTCTTTTTTTATCTCGTCCTCCATCCCACACTACTATACAATTATTTGGAGAAAAATCAACAAGATACTTCCTTAATAAATTAAGACAAATATAAATAGCCTCAGTTCGCATAGAGTTATGAGTCATTGGAGGTTTTCCATGCCCCCTAAAAAGTAAATTATTACCATCAATTATCAATGTTTTCATTTTATTTCCAATTTTTCCTTCATCAAATTTTTGCAACTTCATTTAAAATTTCATTGCCTTGCCTCCCATAATTCTGGAAATTGATTACCACGAAATTTATGTTTTTCATCATCAGGAAAATAGTACCATGCACCAGATTGGATAACTTCTCCATGACGCACGAAGTAATCTAATAATCCTGTATATTTATCAAGATCATGCATTTCAATATGTTCGAAATTAACTTGCCCAAAAGGTTTTCCTGCTTTGTTTTTCTTTATAAGCAAATTACATTTATTTCCAATCTGCTCTCCAGACTTTTCATCTTTTATCATTCCTTTATTCTTAAACCGCATTCTCACAGATGCCCAAAATCTAATAGCCTTTCCACCAGGAGTATCTTCAGTATCACCATAAACAACTCCCATTTTATCATATAGCTGATTAACTAGAATAAGGCAACCATCTTCCTTTCTAATCCGTGGCATATATTTTGTGAGACCACCCTTAATAATCATAGCCCTACGTGCTGCTGCTGTCCTCACACCCAACTCATTTACCATATCTTCGTAGCCTGGAACTGCTGCTATAGAGTCAATAGCAAATATCAATCGTTTTTTCAATTCAAGAGCTTTATCTAATGCAAATTCCAACTGATCAAATAAAGCCTCCAAAGTGTAGATTTTGTTGATATCCAAATAAATTAGTTTTTCAATATCTAAATTTACCATATCAACAAGACCTTTTTCTATTGAACCTTCTGTATCAACATATACAACAAAATTTTTATCATCTAATAAAGCATTAGATAAAATTTTCAAAACAACCAAAGATTTATAAGAACTCTCACCACCATACATTTCAGTCATACGCCCAGAAGGAATACCACCCTGAAGAACCATATCAAAGGCAATAACACCAGTTGAAAGCCTATAAATTGGAGTCAATCTACTAGACAAATCAATTGTTATTAGTTCTTTTTTCTTTTTCTCAGCCTTCACATTTTTCTCCTATTTTCATATTTTTCAACAGTTTTTTCAATTTCTTTAATTTCTTTGTTAAGTTTCTTTAACTGATATTCAATACTATTGACATGTTTTTGAAATAAAATACAAGTACTTATCGTTGTACCAATAGCCCAGACAACAATAAGTCCTATCACTAATGCTATCTTCCAATGTTTTTTTAGAAAATTTCTCATTTTAATTAATAGGTGGAGGAGGGAAAGAACGAAACCCGCATTTGTGACAATCCCTCCTCCTGTAACACCAATGTGACCACTCAGAGTTGGATTTTATTTTGTTTTCATTGCTTTTTTAGCTAATTCAATCTTTTTTGCAATTCCAGCAGCAATATCTGCAATATCATTACTTGATATGTTTTCCTTTTTCTCTTCTGCTTTTTCTTCTGCTTTTTCTTCTGTTTTCTCTACAACACTTTCTAATTTTGAACCACTATTTTCTTTTTCCTTATCAAGTTCTTCCATTACTTTTCTACCCATTTCAGCAACATCATCATCCTTTACAGCAGTTTCTTCCTGACTATTTTCAAATTCTTTATCTTCTCTTTCCTGTTGTTCTTTTTGCCATCTTTCACGCAAAGCCTGTCTTTCTTCAATTGATCCAAAAGTTTTAATGTATGCATCCTCATACGAAATCATTTTTCCCCAAAGACCCTCAACTGTTAAATCTTTTATTTCAGAATACCACATTTCAACTTGTTTAGGGTCTCCCAAAGGAGATTTTTCAAATGGATAGATACTATACATTTCTCCTGGAGAAGTCTTTTCCTTATAAATTAGAATAAGATCACGACCAGGTTTTGAAATACTAAAGTCATCTTCAATATTATCAAAAATATCAGACATAGATCTTCCACTTCTAACTAAATCAACCACTCTTTTACAAACAGTAGTCATTGGTGAAAAATAAATCTGAACATGTGGATTTTCTTCATTACGATTGATAACATTAAATACACCACGAATCTGTGGTTTGTATTTATCTGCATGCTCACTCTTCTTTTTTTTCAAATCAACATAAGCCTCACATGCTGGACATGGATCACCAACAGTTTCTTTTGGACAAATAAACATTTCTGTGTAATCATTATGTTTGATGAAATGCCTTCCAATTCGTAAATAATAAGTACCCTTTGAATCTGCCCTAGCCCTTAGAATACGAATCCTATTTTCGACTTGAAATCGATCAGTACTAGGCTTTGGCTTATACTCATCAAACAGAGGACGACGACGCTTATTGCGACGCTCTTCATCCTCAACGAACTTTGAATCCTGCTCTATATCAGGATCTTTAAAAAGTTTTGACATTTAAACCTCCATATATTTATTTTCTCAGCCTACGTTCATGCTGTTCTTTTAGTATTATATCCGTATCTAGCTGTGCTCTTAGATTAGATGCTAAAGCAATCAAAATTTCTTTTTTCTGAGCAATTGCATCACGATATACTTTTAAAAGACCTGCATTTCTTTTGGCTTCAAACATTTTTTGTTCTTTCTCTCGTTTGCTTTTTAATAACTCTGCTCTCTTCTCAATGTAAATATCATTTAATTTAATTTTATTTTTAATTGATGATTCAGTAAATTTTTCAAGTGTATTACGATAATGATTGTCCAATTCGGCCTCAACTATTTCCATCTCATTTTTTACATCTTCCTTTGTTATATTAAAAATTCTTTCAGCCTCTGTTTCTTCTGCTTTTGCCATTTCATAAAGAGTAGAATAATAGGCAAAAAGAGATGGTTGATCAATTAAATTCTGATTAATAGTCTCTTCGGAACATTCAAAGACACTATCATCAAAAGACACTATCATCAAGTTTATGAATTGTGTCACCTATTTTGATTTCTATTTCAGGCATTTCTCTCTTTTTCACAGTATACTCCATTTTAGTTCATTTGTCAAGTAGACATTATTCTTGATAATATTTTTTCTCCTACTGCTCTTACCACTTGATTCGTGCCAACTACCTGTGAAATGTCTGTAATTTTTAATTTTTCTTGTTTCTCTGTCAAAAGTTGGTTTGTCCCATGATCCAATAATTGTTTCTTTTGGTTTTTCATTTTCATCTCCAAATCTTTTTCTGTAGATTTTACAGGCATATGGGTCAATGTCGTTTGCCCACACACAAGTAAATTGTTTTGTTCCCACGCACTTGTACTTAATGACGGAATTTCGCTTACTTCTTTGTTGAATCCTAAATTGTACCCTCTTGCTAGTTGAATCATTCACACTTTCAAGTCCGAGTCTGAATCCTCCGACTCCACAGAACAGTTCAATGAATCTGATTTCTTTTTTTCATTCATTTACACCCCTATAATTCTAATTTTTCCAATTCACCCCAAACATTTCCTAATTTTATATCAACCTTTATTGGAACATTCACAAAATCAAAATGTGAAAAAT